ATTTAAGTCCCCTTAAATGCGCAGAAGTCACCGGAGTTGTTCAGGCTCCGATGACTCATTTAGGCGGGATGATTACTGAAAATCAATTTACAAATTAGTTGTTCATAAAAGAAGCGACTCGCTCCCAGTTAGCAAAGGCAACATTTCTGCTTGATCCCTTCTCCTGGATAAATTTCCCGTTGCACTCACCCACAGCTACCCAAACCGTCTTTCTAGTCTGGCTGCAAGTAACAATACACTCTTCACCATCTACCAGTATTTTCCGTTGATTGATTGATAAGTCTTGCATCCCCATTCCTCAATGGCTATTTTTTGTTCGCTTCTGACATCTCAATGTATTTTGGATCGCTTGCCTTTGGTAGCTCAAGGCTCTTTTCCCTGTAATACCGCAACCTTTCCAAAAAATAATCCCGTAAGTGCTCGGGCTGCTCGCGCATCACCACTTCGGCGATAACCCCCATGTTCAGGCGCTCTTTGTACGCTACCCCGGAAGCAGCCAGGTCAACGTTGACCTTGTCGCGATCGTCCTGCGGCTTTGCAGCAACATTCCAGTCAGACATTAGTCAGCTGTTCTCCCGCGCCAGCGTTTGTTACTTTCTGAGATTCGATCCGTATCGACGGACTCGACCTCCCCTTCGGAAAATCTAATGGCATTTGCTTTATTTATTGCAGCCCTAGCCTCTTCCTCCGCCTTACTGAAATGCACCTTCTTTCTTCCCCTGAAACTGCCAACGCGTATTATGGATGACGTCTGCGACTTGTACTTGCTGATCCGTAACTGTGCGGCCAAATGGGCTTTTGCCTCGGTCCGGTTCGCAGGCTTCTTCTTGACCAACTCAAGGTCTAATTTATATTGCAGCTCAGCATTTAGCTTCTTGGGCTTCATGGTGTCACTCTCAAACAAAGTCCGTTTATCATAGAATAAAAGACCCATATGGGCCTTGATTTATATCTACACTATTTCTCGTCATCTTGTTCCTCACTTCCCCCTGTGTGGTACTGCCGCGATCATCGCTGCCCTGCACAATTTTGCCCGGCGCACCACCTGCTGACACTCGCTTTCAACATTCTTCTCTTCTCACTTTGTTCTCATCGCTAAAGCTCTCAACTGGCTCTGACTTAAGCCCCTGAATGATCATGTCTTCTATCGGCTCTAACGGTACCAGCACATGGCCAACCGGAATCATCGCTGATGCATAAGACTGTAACCTCCTTATATAGTCGAAGTTATTCGAATTCATTACAATAGTATACTCCATCAATGAATCAGGAGATTTTTTGAGTTTTAAAATGGAAATGACTTAATATAGAAAGTGCTTGTCAGTTAATCAAGATAGATGTATAAATACGCAGTCAAATTAGTAACTTATGACTAACACCAAGAGATGATATGAGCAACGACAATTCAAAAGATTCGGTCCCTACATCACAAAACGAGAAAACCTCATTATTAACAGGAGCAAAACAATTCAAAACCGCCATTTCTGACAGGTTCAACAATCCTATTTTCTTTGCATATCTAACTTCCTGGTGCATTTTTAACTGGGATAGAATTTCTATTCTAATATATTCAAAAAAGAATATAATTGATCGAATTGATTATATAAAGTCAATGCCCAGCAACACTCTTTTCATATATGACATACCTCACGCCACTACTATCTGGCTTCCATTAATTTCAACAATTTTCTTAGTTTGCTTTAGTCCCTACATATCCATCGGCTTGGATTATATACACAAAACAGCTATAAATAAAAAAATAGAAAACAATGAAACTTTAACTCAGACCCAACTGAAAGCGAAATCAGATACAATTGAAGCAGAAGTGATCTATGAAAATAAAAAATTATCGACCGAATTAGAGATAAAGGCTAAGCAAGATGAAAGCAGGGCAAAGAGCATCTCAGCCGAAAGAAATATCGAAGACCTTCAGTCAGCCTTTGACACGCTTTCTGCCACTATAGAAACCACGCAAAAAGCAAACGACAGACTAACCACTGAAAATGAAACAATTAATCAAAAAATAGAATCAGCTAACATTTACTTAGCAAAATTAGATAATGACATTACAAATAGAAATGCCGAGCTTTCTACTTTGGAGAAAAATATTAAAGACATAAAAGACATAAAACAAAGCAATTCATTTCATGAGGCATCAAACTCCATCCTTAGAGAGGAAAATCAAAAGCTTAAAACACTTATAAATAAATTCTATTTATCACTGATGAATAACGGAGGTGTGCAAGCACGTGCCGATATGAAAAGCGCCATGGCTGAAGCCCAATTAATTAGTAATGAAATACTCAACATCCCTAACAATCACAATAACAACTCACAACCTTAATTTTAATTTTAATTTTAATTTTAATTTTCCGCCGCATTAGTTGCGGCGTACTTTCTTATAAAAATATTTAACAACCTAATTATCTTATATCAATTATACTTATTTTTCACAAAAAAACCAAAGCGCTTTGCATAGCTGCACGGTCTCGGCTATCGTGGCAGTTTAGGTTCGTATATATCCGCTGGAATAGCTTCTCCCATGCTTCAGGCCCGGTATCGTGTCAGGGGCGTAGGGCATACCCAAGCTGTTCAGACTCGTGCTAATATTCACAGGCGATTTATACGTAGTCCAGAAGCGTGGTCGACGTTGTTTGGGCCCAGGTTGTTATGTAGGGATGCCTGCATCTTCTTGTAGAATATTAAGGTCATGTCACACCATTCCGTTCGATTTGTTGCGGTTGTACTTCGCTTGGAGCAGCTGGATCGGCGTCGGCCCGTGTTCGGCAGCAGGAGCGGCAATTGCCCGGCGTACCGGCGGTACTGGCTTACCATCGGTGACACGATTCTCCCACATGTCCAGCAGTTCGCCCGCTTCGCGCGACAGCTCACCATATGTTAACTGGCGCTCGGTGCTGCGGTGGCGCAGTTCAACGCAGATGTTGTACATGACCGGCTGTGACCAGGGGAATTGCTCGCTGGAGGTGAATTCGAACGAACGGTTACGCCAGTCCCAGTATTCGGCGATCACTTGGTCAACGGTGATACCTAGCGTGCCGCCGCTTTGCTTACACCAGGCGACGAACAGGCCCGGCGACGGCAGGAATGGGCGTACCTGGCTGCGAGCCACTCGCATACCGGCATCAACCTGCGCCATGGAGTGGATCCCGTTCTCCTGAAACGTCAGCAGCCACTGACGGCGAAATTCGTTCAGATCTTCTTGGGTGCGAAAGTTCGCCATGCTTGAAGGGAATGCAACGCGAAGCTCGTTGAACAGGTTGTTGAATATCAGCGCGAGTTGCTCAAGCCGTGGGCGCTCTTCGTACTGCTCAGGCAGGTTGTGGGCTATGTGGCTCATCTGCTCGCGGTCGTGATTGCGTAACTGCTCTCCAAGAGATTTCATGGCATCACCCCATAGATCCAGTCAGTGTTGTTGAAGTCGAGGCCTTGCTTAGCGGTGCGTTGCTCACCACCTGCGTTGCGTTGCATCTTCAGCTTGTCCCACTGCTTGCGCAGGCTTTCAGGGCTCAGGATGTTGGTCTGCCAAAAGTGGTGTTTGCTGGCCCAGTCATACAGCGCGCAGATTTCCTGGTGCGACCGGTTGTCTATCTGGCGCATCAGACGAACTGTGTTAGACCAGGAGGTCATGTCCGGGGCTTTGCAGGTTGGGTTAATCAGCTTCACCCTGGTGGAAATCCACTGGGCGGTTTTGAGGTCTTCAGCTGATTCCCACTTCGCACCGGATGGTGTGTAGACCGCAGCTTCAGGATGAGCTGATAAAAATTTCTCCAGACGTGCGTCAGAGGATTCGTCAGAATTCTCGGACGAAGATCTTTTAATAATGTTCTTGTATTGGGTGTCTACCGTTTTCGGGAAGGTTATCCCTGATTTCGGGAAGGATTTTTCCGTTTTCGGGAATTTTCTTCCCGTTTCCGGTTTGTCCAAAATCCAAGCTTTAAGGTCGGTGTTTACACCGACGATTTTCATCATTCTCTGCTTCTGAGAGAAGATGATTTTGCGTTCTGCGAGAGACTTAAGCGCGTCGGAAACATGGGTATCACTCAGGCCTGTAAGCTCAGCAATGACCGTATTTGTGACGCGGTCCTGTTTCTTGTTCCAGCCGTAGGTTAGCCGGATCACCGCCTCAAAACATTGCCATTCCCGGCCTGACAGTCTCAGGCGAGGCTTAAGCTGTTGGATCTCGTTAGCGACCTTGGTATACCCGTTCGACAGGTCGGCCATACGACCTCCCGGTTGAGTGGGCTAAGACTGGTAGAGGGGGAAAGTATATGACCTGGTTAAGGCAAGTCTTGATACTTCCGTCTGTTCTCCCCGTTACGGTCTTTGCGAGTAAGGATTAGCCCATCATTAGATGGGCTTTGACAGGACAATTTTTTGCCATTTTATCTGCGTCCTGTTGAAACTATCGTCATTTATAGGACTAATATAATCAGCATTCAATCCTAAAGTAGCCGCTAGGTTAAGTAAATATTGAGTACTCACAATCTTAATATTTCTGTCTGGTTCCTGCGGCCCCAATCTTAGAGTTATTATGATTTTCCCTTTTTGAGATAAAAGTTCACATAATGTTTGTAATGATTCATTTTGTTCGGTTTCAGTTAGGTGCATCCAAACGGCACTTACAAGAATAAGATCATATTTAACATTTATTTTTTTTACAATACTAATGTTGCGGGGAGAAAGCTTTTACTCTGAGGGTAACAAGAGAAAAAAGACTGGCCGCAGTGTGAACACGGTTAACGACTATATTTCACTGACCTGTCAGATCCTGCGCTTTGCTCACCGTAGCCGATTCATCACCGATAAACCGTTTGAGCACATCACAAAGCTGCACAAGGACCGTAAGAAACCGGATCCATTACAGCGTGATGAATACGCCACGATGATGCTGGCCCTGACGGGTCAGGACAAAAACATGTGGCAGTTCGCCATCGGTGCCGGCCCCTGTCACGGTGAGATTGCGGCACTGTCGTGGGATGATGTTGATCTTGATGCAGGAAAGGTTCATATCCAGCGCAACCTGACGGGCCAGGGTGATTTTGTACCGCCCAAGACTAAGGCTGGGGATCGAATAATTACCCTTCTCGCTCCTGCGCTTGATGCGCTGCGCGCACAATATGCCCTCACTGGCCATCTGCCGGAAACGGAGATCGTTCAGCATTTTAGGGAGTATGGGAAGTCTGAAGTACAGAGGAAGCGTTTTGTGTTTCTGCCGCGCCTGGGGACAAAAAAACCGGGTAATTATTTTTCGACGCAGTCAATTACCGATCGCTGGGATGCCTCGGTGAAAAAGGCCGGTATTCGCCGACGCACGCCGTATCAGTCACGACACACTTACGCATGCTGGTCACTTGCGGCTGGAGCAAACCCTTCGTTCATCGCCAGCCAGCTCGGACACGAAGACGCTGAGATGGTGTATCGGGTGTATTCAGCCTGGATCAAGGAGTTTGACGGTGAGCAGGTGGAGCTGTTAAACGAGCGGTTAGGGTTTGCCCCCAGCATGCCCCTGAAAACAAAATTATCTAAAATAAACCAATAATATCATTAACTTAAAAGAACACC